TGATGCGCGATACCTTGCCCGGAGTCCAGTTTGCCTGGATCAGCTGCATATGGATTTTGCCTAGAAGGCGTTGGCTTAAGTCGAGGTTATCAAATATTGGCTGCAAGGTTACGAGGCCAGCTCCTTGACGAAGCATCTCGAGCACGCCCGAGTTGTCTTTATCAGTTGTTGAGCCGAGCAACTCTTCATTGACACCGGATATTTGTGTAAGCTCTTGGCCTAGAAGCTCGTTAAGTTGGATCATCGAGGCCGGAACTTGGGGGGCTTCAATCCTCATCACATCGGTCATCTGGGCTTCAGCTTTGAGAGCGAGCCCTTTGCCTTGGCCTGAAAGGAAAACGTCTTTGGGGTTAACGAGAGCGTTTTCTTTATAGATCCAGCCTGAATTGATCTGGCTCTCTTGGATATCGAGCATGTTTATTCTCGCTCGATTATAAAGATATTGGCTGTCGCGCAAGCCACGAGTGATTCCTTGAATTCTTAGAGGGTAGTAGGGAATTTGCGGGTTGTAATAACACCAGACTGGGACGAAGGGGTAAGCGTCTATGCCCATTGGATTTGGGCCATTGAACACGACCCTGCCTTGAACGACGATGGCGAGCTTGACGCTAGGGATCTCATTTTTCACCACGATAGTCTGGGGGTATCGCGATAGGAATTCTTTGAGATCGTCATCTTGGCCACGCCATTCCGTAGTTTCGCCCGTTTCAGTATCAACGATAGTCTGAATCGAGCGCGAGTCCATGTACCAAAATTCGTCATAGACCATGAGGGATTTTGGGCCTGCATTGAAGGACTCTGGAATAAAATTGAATTTCCCATCCTTATTTCCGCATCCCCGCATCTCTTTTATCTCGTCTTCTCGACCTGGAAGCAGTGAACAAACTTGTCGCCTCGATAGAAACTTGCGCGTCCAAATAAAATTACAGTCGCTTAAATCTTTCTTGCGAAAGAACGAATCCATGAGAAAAGAGTTATAGCTGATGTTATCGGTTCTTATTTCTCCGTTGACACAATCTTTTGAGTAGTCAATCCAAGTTGAAAGTAGATTCATCCCGCCAGTAATCGCGCCCTCGAAAGCATCTGACAATGTCTCTAGAGCGTTATCATGGCTGTAAACATGGTACAGGAGCTTGGTGAATTGATCCGCGGTCTTCTGGGCTCCAGATTCCACTGGCGTGACGATAGTGCTTTTTCTATGCTGGCGTTGATACCCTGACACCATATTGAGGACGCGCTTTATTCTATTGAAAGAGAATTGCCTCGAGCGATTAGTCGTGTAGCCCCCGTACATCTCATTGAAGAGGTTCTGGTCCCCAGCTGCAAAACGATTGTCGTTGTCAGCCTCGACCCAAAAGCTCTGATTGGAAGTGATATTTTGCGAGTACAGAGAATCCATGACTTGGGTAATCGATCTATCATTATCGGTGTAGTATGACTCATCAATTGAGGGGAAATACGTCATGTTGCCATCCTATTAATTAATTTCCTTTACATTAATCCTTGGCTCTTTTTTTCTCCATACAATGAGCGTTTTGTTGTAGACAATATTTACTCACTCGAGCAAATTGCAAATTATTGACAAGAGGGTTATATGCGAAAAATCGCCGTAGTCGGGGCTCATGGAGTTGGGAAAACGACCCTATGCAAAGGGCTATGCCTCGAGTGTGAGCGCTCTGGACGCACTTATGTGCTTATTGACGAGGTCGCGCGCTCTTGCCCCTTGCCTATCGGGCCTAATCAAGGCATCGAAGCCACGCTTTGGATACTAACAGAGCAGATTAAGCGAGAGGCGGAAGCCACTTTGAAGAATCCCGATTTCATTCTTTGCGATCGCTCGGCCATTGACCCACTTGTCTATCTCATCGTCGCAAACCAAGAGGAACTACCGGCATATCTGACTGACTTTTGCGATGCGTATTCGATGGGCTATAACCAAATGTGCCTTGTGAGGCCATCAGGGCTTGATATTAAGGACGATGGGTTTAGAAACGTCGATAAGACGTTTCAGCTCGCAATTAATTGCATGTTCGAAAATTGGGTCTCCCTAAATGCCAAGATACTTAACCCAAACCAGATCTTTTGCGAAGAGTTAGATGCTTTGTGTAGGAGAATTTTAAATTATGAGGATGGATGGAATACATAAAAATCTATGGCTTGTGGAAGCGAGAAAACTGGGGCTTTGATCAAAAGAAAGATAAAGTTTTAGAGAGAAGGAAAAGCAAAAGCAAGTTACTCGTTGGTGAGTATGCCCGGCCAGAGTTTGAAAATATTAAGACTTGGCGAGTGAGCGAGAAAGTCGATGGTACTAACGTCAGGATCTACTTTTGTACTCATCCAGACGGGCATGAAATAAATTTTGCGGGAAGAACTTCGGCCGCTATATTGCAAGAGCCACTCCTTAGCTACCTAAAAAAGACCTTTACAAGCCCAGCGCTTCAAGAGATTGCTAAAGATATGGGTACCTCAACTTTCGTACTATATGGCGAGGGCTATGGCCCTAAAATTCAAGCCGTCGGTAAAAACTATCGAGAGGATCAAGGGTTTATTTTGTTTGATGGGATGAATCAAAATCAACGATTTGCTTCTCGATCAGCACTTAAAACGATCGCAGATAAGCTCTGCATTCCTGTAGTTCCAGACCTTGGAATCATGACCGAAAAGCAAATTGTTGATTTTGTAAAAAGCAAGCCGTTGAGCCAATGTTCGATCACTCCTCACACTATCGAGGGGATTGTTGCAAGAGCAGAACCTACAGTTTACTTCGAAAATGGTATTCCTATTATGTTTAAATTAAAATGCAAAGATTGTGAGGCTATATGAAAGAGAGTGTGAAACTGCAGTGCAAGATTGACGATCTTGTTCATAAAGAATGGGATAATTTATTGATGGACTCCACCGACGTGGTTGAGGCGCTGATCATGATGATCTCTGATCTAGTCGATAGCATGGACTCTAAAGAAGATCTGAACTCGGTGCTCGAGCTGTTTTCTGGAGTCGTTGATGACATCGAAACCAAACTGGAGGATTTCGAAGAGGCCGAAGAAATAGAAGAAGAAGATGATGATGATTCAGACAAGGTAGTCGGCCCATTTCTCTGCAAAATTCATTTTCCGAAGAAAAAAGAGTCTGGCGAAAAAGATATGGGTTGCAAATGCCATTCGAAGTGATCTCATGGGTTTGCACTCTATTCGCGCTTTATGGCACATGGCTCAATGCCAAAGCTGATAGGCGTGGCTTTTACTACTGGGTCGCGACTAACGCGACCTTCTGCTTGCTGTTCGTTTCAGCTCACATGTGGGCTCAAGCGTGTTTATTCGGGGTTTATACTGCATTAGCAATTAAAGGATTGATGGTATGGAAAAAGAACGGTTAGACGGAATTAATGACAAAGTTTTTACTCTGGCTCACAAGATCGAGGAGACTATTAACTTGGAGATTCTTCGGCTTATTGAAGAGAAGGTTATGCAGCGAGAGCTTTCGATCATTATTTTGAGATCACTCTCTCTCACGATGGGAAGCTATCTATATCAGATGAGCGGTGAGAAAAAAGAGGCTTTTGACATGGGCGTGGGGCTGTTTGCTGAAGATCTAGACAGAATTTACGGCATGCTCGAGACAGAAGCTCAAGAGAAAGCGGGCTTGATGAAGATAGCTGAAGCAAAGATAGAGGCAAAAGAGATCGGCGAGGGGGAGAATGACTTTTACGAAGGAAGAGCAGAGGATCCTCTCTGAAGATACACAAGATCTTTACGACCGGTATATGAAAGTGACGACTGACTATGAAAAGTCTAGCTCTTTTACCTGCAAGACGGTGGCTATCTTAACTTCCCTTGCTGCCACTGTAGGCGCTTGCATTGATGACCTGATCGAAGAAGGAAAGGAAGAAGAGGCCTGTGAGGTAGTCATGAGCATGATACTAGATGTACTTAAAACAATAAAAAATAAGTGAGGAACCAATGGTTTCTGCAAAAAAAGACTATACAGCTAAGATCGAAAGCCACGTTGATATGTGCCGATCTTTTCTAGAAGTATGCTTTAAGGGCGAGCCTAAAGATGATTTTGGCGCGCTCTGTATGCTGACCGCTTTAGCGTCTGCGCTAGCTGTCGAGCTATCAGACTATAAGCTACGAAAGCAAGCAGGATCCCCTGCAGTGGCTAAGTACGATGAAAAGATCAAGCCCATGCCGACAGCGCGGGGACCAAATAAGCCCAAGAAGAAGTAGTAGGGCTATCGACTATAGAAGTCAGCGTAGTCTGGGTACTCGTGGCTATGACGCGTCGCGCTTTTATCACCATCCAAGATGGCCTCTAAGTCGCACTGATCGATGTATAGGCCGTCTTCATCACAGTGTATTCTTTCTGCAAAGTAAAGAGAGTCTCGATACGACACGATGATCCTGTCTTGGATGATCGTGATGTCCTCGGCGTCGATATAAAGCCGGTCGCACAGGCACTTCTGAACTTCGGAAGTTCGCGACTTAGGAAGTGTAGTAGCCACGCATGGAGCAAAAGCCGCTAAGGCGAGAGCAAAAAAAATCTTTTTCATCGCGATTCCTCAAGGTTTAAGTTAAAGGCTCGATGAGGATATCTTTTCTCACCCTATCTCGTCAAGCTTCTTCTCTTTGGTGTCAGATATGTCTACCTTATAAGCCTGCGTAAGCGCCGCCATCGTCTCAAGAAAAGGCGCCTTTGCTATAGCTTCGGCTACATCGTCTTTTTGCTGTAGCCAGTGCTTGCCAAGCCACTGTAGCATGGTCGGAGAGCCTTCCATCGCGACTTCGTACTGTTTTCGCCTCACAGACTTAGTACCAAGACACCTTCCGTAGTCTATAGCATCACGGAAGTGATGGTGAAGTGTCTCGACACTCGTATGTAGAAGCCTTGCCATCTCTTTCATAGTGCACTGACTTTCAGCGAGCCTCATCACCTCTTTTTCATCGATCGACTTGTACGATCTCCACGGCCTATATGGTGAGCCGTCGGGCTTAAGCGCGCGGCATGAGTAGACTCTTTCTTTAGTAGGTTCTTTTTTAATTTTAGCCATTTGTGCCCTCTTGGTATATCTCCAATAATAAGCAAAGAAATGGTTAAGTCAAGCATTTCTTTTTATTTATTTTTCTCATCTATTGCCTTGCTAAGATAAGGCCTTATGAGGTAAGATGGTACCATGCTAAGAAGGCGATACACCAAAAAAGGAAGGTAGAAGATGAGAAAAAGAAGCGCGAGACAGCTTGGAGAAAAGCAGAGAGAAAAGTTCGTGGAACTTTTTTACCTCGAGATAGGGGTACATGATCTTGATGAGACTTTTGAAGAAAACGACCGCGCCTCTGGGACTCCATGGTCTTGTCCTTGGAGTCATGGATCTAGGGTCATTCTTCTTGGAGACACTATCGAAGAGTGCGTAAAGGACTACTGTGACGGGTATCGAGACGAGGTTCGCGGATATATCGAAGAAGATATAAAAAGATCTGAAGAAGAAGACCAAGAAGACGAAGAAGACGAAGAAATTGTAAATTAACTAAAACAATAGGAACAAAAATGCTTGAAAGAATCGCTCTTAGTCCTCGATCATACGCGCTTCTCTGCCTAAGTTATGGGGCTGAGGCAGTAGAAAGCGCCCTAGAAAAGATGAACAAAAAGTACATGGAAGAATGCATTCGGTGTTC